GATCGGCACACCTTTTGTTGCTAGTCCGTCTGATGACATTGAGTGGTTGCTTGCTGGCGGGTTCATTCAGCGTTCCGACACCCACCCAAGCAAAGGTGCTAAATTAGCCACGAAGCCCGACGCGACCAAAAACAAAAAGGATTGATCCGTCATGGCAACTTCAACAACGCTCTCCAACCCGGTCATCAAGTTCGGCATAGTCGATTTGTCGGATCAGTGCACCAGCGCCACCTTGACTCAGACGGTCCAAGAATTACAGGCAAATGCCTTTGGTTCTACCGCTGTCGCATATGTCGGTGGTTTGCAGAACAACACTCTGACGCTTGACCTGTACTGGTCAACTGCTTCATCGGAAACCTACGCAACTTTGAAGTCGCTAGTAGGAACCGTAATCACGACTGTGACCATTCAAGGTTCATCGGCCGCAACCAGTGCAACTAACCCGATTGGCACTTTGACGGGCAGTTACTTGCCGACGCTCCCAGTCGTGTACAACCTCGGCGAATTGACCACCTGCTCCATCACTCTCATGGGCGGAACTTTCGCCTGGGCAGAATCCTGATCTAACACTCAAACAGAAATGAGCCCGACATGAAGTTAACGATCCGATTCGACATCGGTTACGGACCCGCCACGATCACGACAACCCTTGCGACTCTTGTCGCGTGGGAACGCAAATTCAAAATGAAAACTGGTGACCTTGCCGACAACTTCGGTATGGAAGATATGGCTTTCATGGCGTGGCACTCAGCCAAAGTCCAGACCGCTCACGGCCAGTCCATCCCAGTGGAGTTTGATTCGTTTATCAACAAACTTGTGGACATTGAGATCGTGAACAGTGAAGCGGGAAAAGTTACCCCAACGGAAGTTTCCGACACTCCCTAGCGCAGCTCCTTGTCCTCACGGGCTACTTTCCGCATGATGTAGACTTTGATGTTGACGACCTCCTGACAGTCGCTGAGATACTCAAGGAGAGGTGAACCATGTCAATGCAAATTCAAGGACTTGAGTCCACTCTGAAAGCCTTGAAAAAACTTCAACCCGAAGTTCAAAAGCAGTTCTTTAAAGACGCTAAAAAAATTCTAAAGCCTGTCGTTGACGAAGCAAAACAGTTGTATCCGTACGGTGATCCAACTAAAAAAAATGGCGACTGGCCGTCTGGTATCAGTCGCACTTGGGCTCCTAGTGGCAGACCATTATTTCCTTATGTTCAAAACACCGCTATCAAAGGCGTTAAAGTTGAAACGTCTTTATCAAAGAAAAAAGATGCTGTCTTAACAATCGTGAACAAAGATGCCGCAGCTTCAATCGTGGAATTCGCCGGTACTAACCCTAATCGTCTTGGCAATGCACTTAATGGTTGGGCGGCTAAACCTCGCGTTATGTGGCGCGCCTATGAAAACAATGCGGGTCGTATTGAAGACGAGATGAAACAGTCCGTTGACGAGGTCATGGCTCGAATCTCCGCTCTAACGAAGATGGTGGTTTTGTAATGGCTATTCGTATTCCGATCATCACCGATCTACAAGATCAAGGAATCAAGAACGCCAAGATCGCTTTCGGTAATTTCCAGACTTCGGTCAAAAATGCTGAAGGTGGACTGGGCAAATTTAAGGCTGGATCAAAAGCGATCTTTGATTCTGTCCAGGCAAACGCAGGAACTTTCGCTGTTGCTGCAGGAGCTGCAGTTGTCGGTTTTGCTAAGACTTCTATTACGGCTTTTCAAGACCTTGCGTTAGCAGCAGGCAAATTTGCTGATGCCACTGGTCTGGCCGTTGAAGACGCTTCACGTTATTTAGAGGTTGCTGGCGACTTAGCGATCCCTGTTGACGCTGTAGAAGGTGCTATTGGTCGGCTCAATAAAACTATTGGTGCTGATCCCGACAAGGTTCGTGACCTCGGTGTTGATCTTGTGTACCTCAAAGACGGTTCATTAGACGTCAACGAAACATTCCTTAACACAATTGACCGGCTTAAAAAGATTAAAGACCCGGCCGAAAAAGCAAAGGTTGCTGCACAGTTGCTCGGTAAGGGCTGGCAGTCCATGTCAGAACTTATTGAGATGGGAGCCGACGATCTAAAGGCTTCGCTTGAAGGTGTTTCGGATCAGCAGGTCATTGATCCTGAAGAACTGAAGCGCGCTAAAGAGTTCCGCGACATGATGGACGATCTAGCCGACAAAGGCAAAAAGGTTGCGCTTGCTTTCGGTGAGTTTTTGGTTCCGATCATTGTTGACATTGTTGAACTAATTGACAATATGGTCACAGGACTTAGCGACAGTTATAACTGGTTGCAGAAACAGTGGGACAGAACCTATTTTGCGACTGTTTGGGATGACATTGGTGACACGGCCGAAATGGTCGTTGATGACATTAAAGAAGGTTTCGGAGACATTTTTGAAATGTTCTCAGACGAAAAAGAAGTTATCCCTGTATTTGCTGAAGATATGCGGTTGGCTCGGGAGGATGCGGAAGACTTCAGAGACGTCATTAAGCAGACTCGAGTTGACGCTTTAAATCCTTTCAAGATCACTTTGAATGACACTTGGAAAGAAATCCGTAATGTGGATCAAGCATGGAAAGATTTAACAGGCACACTTGAAGCAGAAGTTGCGATAGATAACGCGAAAGTATCTTTAGATGATTTAAGGGAAGCAGCTGCGAAAGCGTTTTCTACAGGGTCGCAAGAAGACCTGGCTAATTATCGTCAACAACTTTTGAATGCCACCACAGACATTGCAAACCTTGCTGAAGGCATGGATGACGCTTCGTCACGCCAAGTCAAAATTCTTGTTGACAAAGGCGACCTTGAAGGCGCTCTCGGTCTTATTGAACGGATCAAAGCGTTCCAAAAAACTTACGCAAATGTCAGCGATCCTTCTGCTGCTATGGCTGGGGCTCAAGCAATGGACCTTTCGGGTTTGCGGTTCCGTGCGTCAGGTGGTCCGGTCATGTCGGGTAGTTCTTACATTGTGGGTGAGAAGGGACCAGAGTTGTTTACTCCTGGCTCGTCTGGGAGCATCACACCGAACAATGCTTTGGGTGGTAACACGATCAATGTCACGGTCAATGGTGGCGACCCCAACAGCATCGTTAGAGCCTTACAACAATATGTACGCCAGTCAGGCCCAGTACCCTTAAACACTAGGGCGATGTAATGCCAAAGATTGTTTGGACTGTCTCTTGGTCTGGGGGCTTTTATGACATCACCGACCGTGTTTTGTCGTTAAACATTAATAGCGGCCGTGAACAATATTTGGACACTTATTCGGGTGGTCAATGCGTTATTACATTTAACAATAACGACAATTATGCCGCCACCATTCAATACGGTCAAAAAATAACCGTTACTGGCACATATGCACCAGGTTCTTTTACTTGCGATTTTTGGTTGCAAAAAATAACTTACAACGATTATCCAGGCGACACAGGTTTAAGCACAGCCACCCTTGTTTGTGCTGATTGGATTAGTCGTGCAGGTCGAATCCAAGCAACTAATTTTGTTATTTCTCAAGCCTCTACTGGTAATCAGTTAGAAAGTTTTGAGTACCCAAACCTTTTGCCTGTTGACATGGAAGTTTCTAGTTTTGGTTCAGGTTCAATTGCTAGCGGAACTACTTACACTGGCACAGTTAACAACTATTTAAACTTTTTGGTGACTACTGAACGGGGTTATGTCTACTTAACCAATGCCTCTATTGCTTTTGTAGGGCGTAGTTATGTTTCTAGCCTTGCACCAATTGCAACAAAAATAGGTCGTACAACCTCGGCAACAAAGATTGCATACCAACAGTTTGAAAGATTGCAAGCAGGTTTTGAATTTATTAATACGGCAACTGTTTCTCCTAACGGGCTGGCTAGCCAAACCAGTACTAACGCAACTTCTGTGTCAACATACGGCCCTGCGTTTTATTCTTCGTCAACAGTTGATTACACAACTACGCAGGCCAGCGGTAATGCCGATTGGATTGTTAACAGTTTTGGTGACCCAACACAAGAACGGTTTACTTGTTCTTTTAGTGATGTAGCGCAAAACGCTACGGCTTTAGGTTCTTGGTTAAACCAATGTTTTGGTTCAAGC